GGAGTAATAAGCAGATAAGGCAGGGGCAGTACCGTGTGAAGGCGGACAAGGACCTGGTCAAACAATGGCCTGTGGTGACGGACCCGAACACAATCTTAGAGAGCGGTGCTGAGATCGCTCGTGGCAAGGGCTGGGGTATGGGCGGACTGAAGGTGGTGAGATATGACCTGGTCGATCGGTAGCGGTGTAACGCGGGAGCAGCGGGAGAGCTACTACGTCACGATGATGGAGCAGGCGCGGTCTCGTGGGGAGGAGCAGTATAAAGCTGTGTGCCGGGAGTTCTGTCGTCACGACCTGTATTTCCTGCTGCTTCATATCCTGGGCCGGCACGACATCAAGCTGGGCGGTGACAAGCAGGCCGAGTTTGTGTACGAGCGCTGCCGGGACGTGCACGATAACCCGAACGACCATATCGACCTGTGGTCGAGGGGGCATTATAAAGCCTGCGCCCAAGACGTGCCGGTGTGTATTGGCTCTTGTAAATGGAAGCAGCACGGTGAGTTGGTGGTTGGCGACACGGTTCTCTCTCCTCGTGGTGAGCCGGTGAAGATCGTTGCTGTGACAGAGGTGTTCACCGACGCTGATTGTTATAAGATTTCGTTCGACGACGAGAGCGTCATCACGTGCAGCGGGTCCCATCTCTGGCGGTTAAAGCGGTCGTTGAAGAGTAAGTTGATGACGATGGACACCATAAATGCGCAGGACCTATTGTTTTCTTCTTGTCATCATTTATGGACCCAGAGGATTATGGTTGGGTCTTGGATAAAGCCGGAGCGCAGGGTGGTGTTTATAGACCGGGCCCCATCTGTGCCGGTGAGTTGTGTCCAGGTAGACAGCGCGGACGGTATGTATTTGGTGGGGAAGAATTACATTCCCACGCACAACAGCACCATCATCACCCAGGCCCTGACGATTCAGGAGATACTGTGCAACCCGGAGCTGACGTTCTGCATCTTCAGCTTTACCCGGCCGATTGCAAAGGGGTTCTTGCGGCTGATCAAGCGGGAGTTTGAGACGAACGAGAAGCTGAAGGTGTTGTTCCCGGACATATTATGGAAGAAGCCGCGGTCTGAGAGCCCGAAGTGGTCTGAGAACGAGGGTATCGTGGTAAAGCGGCAGGGGAACCCTGTTGAGGCGACGGTTGAGGCGTGGGGCCTGACGGACGGGCAGCCGACGAGCCGGCACTTCCAGAGGCTGATATACGACGACGTCGTGACGGACAGGTCGGTAAACACGCCGGAGATGATGACAAAGGTGGTGGACGGCTGGCGGCTGAGCCTGAACCTGGTGTCAACGGACTATAAGGTCAGGTACATCGGCACGCGGTATCACTCGAACGACATGTACGGGTACTTGATCGACGAGGGCGTGGCTGAGCCCCGGGTGATCGCGGCGACGGACGACGGGAGCCCGACGGGGGAGCCGGTGATGTGGAGCCGGGAGCTGTTCTTGCAAAAGTATCGTGAGATGCGGGAGTACACTGCCAGCTGCCAGCTGTTGCAGAACCCGCTGGTGGACTCGGTGAGGGGGTTTGATTATAAGGACTTGAAGTTCTGGCGGCCTACGGAGCTGTATAAGTTTAATAAGTATATCCTGGTGGACCCGGCGAACGAGAAGAGAAAGACCAGCGACTACACCTCAATGTGGTGTGTGGGCCTGGGCGTGGACCGGAACTACTATGTAGTGGATATTTTGCGGGATCGGCTGAACCTGTCTGAGCGGACGAACAAGCTGATGGAGTGGATCAGCAAGTACCAGCCGCTGAAGATCGGGTACGAGCGGTATGGCATGCAGGCTGACTTGCAGCACATCGAGTACGTCATGGAAACGACGAACTTCAGGTATCACGGTAAACTGATCGAGCTGGGCGGGGCGACTAAAAAGAGCGACCGGATCGGGGCGCTGGAGCCGCTGTTCCGGGCGCACAGGTTCTACCTGCCAGAGTATTGTTTTTACGTGAACTACGAGGGCCGGAAGCTGGACATGGTGAAGGTGTTCGTGGACGAGGAGTTCAACACCTGGCCGGTGCCGAAGCACGACGACATGCTGGACGCGCTCCAGAGGGTGCTGCACCCTGATTTGAACGCTCAGTTCCCTCCGTCGGCGCCGATGGAAGCGACGCTGACGCTGCCGGAGCGGGACTCGCTGACGGTGCGGGGGCAGTACCATAAACCCACAACGATCATTGACGACGGTTTTGAAGGGATTGACATGATATGACGTGCTCTAAAGAAGAGACGATAGAATCGTTGCGGCGGGTAATATTTAACGCCGTGAAGGTTGAAGAAAGATTGATGGATGACTATGATATTTACGGACCAGAGACAGACATAAACACCTTCACTTATATGTTAAACGGGATCAGGAACGCAGAAAAATCGTTCATGGAGTATCTAAATGATTTTAATAGGAAAAAAGTATTAAGGGTGGTAAAATGACAATTCTCAACGTAGTAATTGTGTTTGTTATGGCGTGGATAGCGACGATCTCCGGCGTGATGCTGGGCGGGCACCTGGTGTTTCGGGCCGGGCGATCGAGCGCGGGGTCATTGTTCCACGTGAAACGAGACGGTAAAGAGGGCGTGGCTGAGATCGACGACGGTCTTGGCACGGAGCCGCTGGACGCGCCGGACATGGTGCTGGACCAGAACGAGCGGTTCAAGGCGATATTTAAAACGAACCTGGAGGGATGATGAAAAAGCGAACGATCGTGATTTGTCCGCAGTGTTTTCAGTCGTCACACGAGCTGACGGAGAACTATGACAAGACGAAACCGATCAACGGGACCATGGTGAAGCTGAGCGAGCCGTACCGCAGCTACGGCTGGGAGACGCACGCCGAGGACGACTTGGGTATCTCTGAAGGAGATATCCTGTGTGGCCACTGCGGGGAGCAGCTGGTGAAGGGTAATATGATCATCACGGAGGACGAGTACGACGACATCGAGAAAATCGTAAAAAATAAGAAACGTAGAAGAAAATAGTTGACAGACTGTATCAAAATATGAAACACTTGTCTCAAGATAACTTGAGACAGGTGTTTTTTTTATGGACGATTGGACGACACCACCGCCGAAGGGCCATAAGGACGTAGGTCCGTACTGCTGGAAGCTGTTTGAGGACGCTGTGCGTGCCAAGGAGCGGGAGTATCTGTTTGATCGTCTGCTAAAGTCGTACAATTTATATCGTCGTCAGCGCAGCGCTTACACGACAAAGGGCAAGAGCCTGGTCGTGATGAACTTGTTTTTTGCCAACGTGGAGCGCACGGTGGCGAACATCGTGTCGAAGCGGCCGGTGTTCACGATCGTGGACTTCGACGGCGACAAGCACGACATAGCGAGACTCTGCACAAACGCCGCCATCGAGTGGTGGAAAAAGACCAACCAGCAGAGTTCCCTGACAAAATCCGCGACGAACATGGAGATTTACGGCACGACCATCGAGAAAGCCGTCTGGAACTCCGACAGCAAGAACCCTGAGTTTGTGGTGGTTGACCCGTTCTCGATGTTCCCGGCCCCGGGAGCTTATGACGACCTCGGCAGCGAGCCGCCGTACGTGTGCCACGCCTATCCGGAAGATATTCCCGTAATTCGCAGTTCTTTCAATATTGATAAAGATGTTGAGATCACCACGTCAGAGTTGTATTCTATGTTCGGTGAGGAGCGCGTGGACTTCAAGCCTCTTGCCGGTGGGAACAAGGAAGTTCTGAGCACGAACACGAACACGGGGTACGGCGTGGAGAGAAAAACCTCGTATCGCAACCCCAGGGGCATGGTGGTCGAGTGCTGGCTGAGGGACTACAGCACAGTTAAAGTAGGACGTGAGGTTGATGGCGGTATTGCTCTGGACGGACAGCCGATTATTCTTTACGAAGAAGTCGAGGAGGAGAAGTACCCGGGCGGGATCAGGGTGGTTACGATCACAAACGACGGGAACCTGGTCCTGAGCGACGTGGGGAACCCGAGCATAAATGAGGCTCTGCCTAAAGAAATACAACGTAAGTCATTCTTATACAGGCGTTTTCCGTTCTGCCACGCCCGGTCTTACGTGGACCCGGTGTCAACGTGGGGTTTTTCGGGTATTGAGCAGGTCGGGGATATAAATAACGCTATAAACCGGATCATTTCGAGGATGACGGCGTATTGTGAGCGGGCGATGTACCCGCCGCTGATCATCCCGCAGAACTGCGGTGTGTCCACGGCGCAGATCAATAATAAGCCGAACCTGCTGATCCGGCCGGACAACATTGAGGCGTGCAACGCCATACGGTTCGTGAACGTTCCGAACCTGCCATCGAGCTTCATAAACGTTTTCAACATGCTGGTCGGCATGCACGACCGGATATACCAGATCGAGGACGCTGACCGGGGAGCTGCCCCGGGGAACGTGATTGCGGCGTCAGCGATCTTCGCTCTTCAGGAGCGGAACGCGGTGCTGATCCAGAAGAAGATCACCAGCGTCGAAGACCTGATTGTGTTCAGGGGTTCGTGTTACCTGTCGTTGAAGCAGAATTACGGGCTGAACACGGAGCTGGTGAACATGGACGACGAGCCGCACGCGTTCAAGGGTTTGGACATCGCCGGCCTGTCGTTCGGGTTTGTGGTGGAGGCCGGGTCAACGACCCCGAGGACACAGGCTCAGGCCCGGGAAGAAGCGAAAGAAGCGTATAAGCTGGGGATTATTGACCGGCAGGCGTACCTGGAGCTGACGAACTTCCCGAACTATAAAGCGGTGCTTGAGCGGGTGAGCGAGGGGCAGCTGGGTCAGGCCATACAGATTTTGATACAGTCTGGGCTGGACGAGCAGCAGGCAAAAGAGCTGTATAATTATTTACAGCAGCAGCAGTTTGGCCGGGAGGACGAGGAGCAGGTTACTGAGGGCCAGCCGCAGGCACAGCGCGGCGGGGTGCCGAAAGCCATGCAAGGGGAGATGATGTAATGCCGATTTTCTCTTACGAGTGTGAGCAGTGCGGTCATGTATTTGATGTTACCTGTTCGGTCGCTGACAGACCCCAGGAAGGGGTTTGTGGCATGTGCGGCGGGAACAGTTATCAGATAATCGTTATCGGTCACGGTGGAATCCATACGGACACTCCGCGGTGGATTGATAATGAGGTGAGGACGTGTCTTGGCAGGGATGTCAGGACGAGGGCTGATTTAGCGCGGGTGTTAAAAGAGAATCGTTGGGAGCCCGCCTGTTAGCTTTGGACACTTGTTTTTTAAACAACCCAAAGGAGAAAAGAAATGCCTACTACAGTGGACGGAAAAGAAGTGATTGCGGCTCATGAGAAGCCTGCTACGCCTGACGACGTTGAGACAACGCCGGAGGCCGAGGAAAAGCCCGAAGTAAACTGGGAAGACAGGTATAAAAACCTGGAGAAAAAACTCGGTGAGCAGGGTACTGAGCTTGGCAATCTGAGAAAAGAGAATCGAAAGATGCGTGAATCGGCAGTTCCTGTTCAGCCGTCGCCCCAGCCGCAGGATGGCGCGACCGTTGATCCGTTAACCGACATACATCGTAAAGTCAGGGACGGCGAGATGTCATGGGAGGACGGGCTGGTGGAGATCGGCAGGGTCGCGGCTCAGACGGGCGCGACGCAGGCTCAGCAGTGGTTTCAGCAGGAGCTGGGCAACAGGGACGCGAAGCAGAGTGCTCAGCAGTTCCTGGAAAAGCATCCTGACTTTTTAGACCTTCAGGAAAGCGGGCAGTTGGACGAGGTTATGCAGCAGAACGCCGGGGTTATTCAGGACTCGGTGGCGGCGTACTTTGCGTTCAAGGCTCAGCAAGGCGAGGAGGTGGGGTATAATCGGGCGAAGGAAGAGCTGGCGAAGCTGGCTGAGTCCGAGATGAAAACAAAAACTGTTTTGAAAAAGCCGGGGTCGGCTATCCGGCAGACGAACAACAAACCATTAAAAGCTCAGCACGAGATCAAGGCGTCAATGTCAAGCGCGTTGGATCGGCTGAAGGAGGAATAACTTATGGCTTTATCTCTTACTGAACTCCAAGTAGTCACAGACGACTACTTTGAGAAAACGACAAACGACATTTATTTTGAGTCCAGCGTATTGCTGTGGATGCTGATGTCAGGTGCTAAGGGCTCTTCTGGCAACATGATCGACAACTTTGTCACCCCCGGCGAGCTGGTTGACGGCGGTGAGAAAATCCGCGTCTTCCTGGAATACGACGAGGCCCACAGCGGTACTTACGGCGCGACCACCACGATCCCGCTGTCCAAGAAAGATATCTTAAACGCTGCCCGGTTCAGATGGGGCGGGGCTTACGCTTCCAACTCCATCGACCTGAACGACAACGTTCAGAACGCCGGCCGGGCTCAGCTGGTTGACATCGCTTACGCGAAAATCCAGAACATGCAGAAGACCATTCGTAAGTCCATGGGCGCCAGCATCTTCACAACCGCCGCTGATTCTTACGACATCATCGGCCTGGCTGACCTGTTCTCGACCGTGACTTCCACTGCTTACGGCGAGATCGCGGAAGACGACATGGCTGTGTGGAAAGCGAACAGCCGGGCTTCCGGGAACACCATGGGTATGGGCGTGCTCCAGCAGCTTCGGCGCGACGCTAAGATTAACGACAGCATGGGCGGTATTCCGAACCTGTACGTCACGACCGACGAGATCAAAGACAAGTTTGAAGCTACGCTTCAGACCCAGGCTCGTTACCGGGATGTGGACATGGTCAGTGCTGGTTTCAACAACATCCTGTTCGACGGGGCGCCGGTTACGACCGACGCGAACGTGACAGCGAACTACCTGATGGCTCTGAACACCAAGTTCCTGGCGCTCAAGACCCATAAGGACTATGCGTTTACAAAACCCGTGTGGACCGCTGAAAACCCGTCGTCCAAGCCCGATAATCTGTCGGCTCAGATGCGGTGGATGGGGCAGCTGGTTTGTTCCAACCGTAAAGCCAACGCCCGCGACACTAACGTATTGACCTAACGAGGAGGCGAGAAATGAGAAAATTTTATAAACTTTTTGCGGTGGTTTTGGCTTGCCTGATGCTGGCCACGCCTACTGCTTTCGCTTCCGACGAGAAGGTCGTCACGATCGGCGGGGATCAGCCGTACCGGGAGATCGCTGATTTTATGATGATGGAGAACATCGTAGGGACTGTTTATGTCTTTTCAAATGCCAACCCGTCGGTGCTTACTCCGTTGACCCCTGGTGCCGCTGGCGGTGGAACTGTTCTCGGTACACAGTGGATTGTCCACGAAGGGATGTTGGAACAAACCATGTCGGCTGATCCTGGCGGTGCCGCAGGCGACCATATCACATGGTACATGACCTACGTTCCTCTGGCAGCTTCTATAACCGTTACCGCCCAGTAAGCGCATGATAATGAAAAGGTGAGAGATGGAGTTCAGTGTACTTGAAAGACTAATGGTTCTGAGCCTGCTGCCGAAAGAGGGTAACTTCGAGTCGCTCTTGGCCGGCAGACGGCTCCGGCCGTTGTTCGCGTTCTCTGACGAAGAGGCGGCGAAGCTGAAGTTCTCGAACGAGGCTGGTGGCACGATAAAATGGATGGACTCTGTAGGCCCGAAAGAAATTGACCTGACAGGTGACGACTTCATATTTATCGCGTCCCGGCTGAGTTTGCTGAACGAGGCCAAAAAGCTCACTGAACACCATCTAACCCTTTGTGAGAAGTTCTTAAATTAGGAGGGTCTTATGTTTGTTGATACCATGTTAGATGTTAATTTGGCTTTTACCGCATCTGGCGGAGCTGCCTATACGATCATGCCGTTTCGTGGCAAGGTCAGGGCAGTTCGTGGTGTTTTAAATAACGCCACGAGTTCTGCTACAACCAACCTTACAATCACAGCTCCGAACCACGGGTCTGGTATTACTATGGGAGTGCTCGCGTTTGCCAAGAGCGGCGGTTGTATTGCCACGTCTGTTGGTACATGGACGGCCAACGCTTCTACCGGGACGTCAATGCTGTCAGCCAGTTCTATTTTAAAACTGGACATCCCGAATGCTTCTGTCGCCGCTGCTGGAACAGCACAGATTCAGATCGACATTGACCCCTACGGTGCTGGTTAATATGGAGGTGAGATATGTTCGTTGATACCATGCTACAAGTGAAGGTGCAGAATGCTGCTACTGCGACGGGTATTACGCGATATGTACAGCTTCCGTATCGAGCGAAAGTAACCAGGGCGAGAGGGACAATGAACGCTGTGACGATAACAGGGAGCAGTGTTGCCATTACTTCTGTTCCTATGACGGTTACGGCGGTTGTGTCAAGCGCGGCTGCGATCGGTACTCTGACCTTTGCTGGTTCTTCGTCAGGGTCGATAGCGGCTGGAAACACAGGCACGTGGGCGGCTGGTACGTCTATAAATACTGCTTACAGTGCTGGCACTCTACTGGCTCTTGGGATTACTGCCGCAGCGAGTACGTCGAGTTGCGGTTATACATTAAACGTACAGCTTGATCTTGACCCGTACGCTGCTGGATAACCAAGAAAAAAAAACTTGGGCGGCGGTTTTTTCTACTCCGTTTCTTTTTTCCGCCGCCCATTTTAAAAAGAAAAGGAGAATATCAATGGCTAAGAAGAAAGTGCAAGAGGTTAAGGAGACTAAGGCGATCGAGATTCCCAACGTTCTGGAAAAGTTCCACGGCATCGTGGACTCTGACCTGCTGACGCCGATCCTGCCGCTTATCCGTCAGGGCGCGTATCATTTTGCGAACGACGGCAGGGTGGAGGTCGACTTCCGGATGACCGCGGACACCCCGTGGGTTCATGTCCGGCAGGATTGCCGCAGGAACTGCGGCATCTGGCACCAGGTCTGGTTCAACCTGTACGGTATCATTCCGTCGTACTGCCAGAGCTGTTGGAAAGTCGTGGCCCGGCCGACAACTTTAAAAGAGCTGTTTCAGCTTTACGAGATTCAGGTGAAGCTGAACCGGCCGTCGAAGTGCGGGATTGAATTGAGGCAATCGGTCGGAGCGCTGTACGGAGGTTATTTTTACAACGACACGTACGAGCTCGGACTGGAGTGTTTCAAGGAAGTCAAGGAAGTTATCCAGGGCACGATTGGAAAGCACGTGAACGTGTTCTACAAGCGGGCCTGTACGGAGTTCGAGCATAAGTTCGGTGATTCCAGGAACTGGGAAGTGAACGAGCAGCAGAAGCAGCTGGAGGCGAGGCTGGAGAGCTTGTTCATCGACCCGGCCAGGTCTCATGAGCAGGGTATCGAGATCAAGCGTCACGTCATGGCCGGCTGGGTGCGGTTCGCTTTCGCTGCCGGCGACAAGACGGCGCATGAGTTCATGTCTCAACCGTTGTATCCACCGTATGTAAAGTATGGAGAAGAATAAATGAACCTCGGGCGGCTGGTTGCTGAAATACAGGATATCATACAAGAGAGCGCGTACGCTGAGGCGGACATCATTACTCGTATTAACGAGGCACTGGTCGATATCGCTGCTGGACTTGAGATTCCGACAAAGCAAAACCTGACCGCTCCGTTGCCGAACCTGTTCACCAGTGGCACGGTGTCGCTGGTGAACACAGCTCGGTACGGTGATATGCCGAGCGGGTTCCAGAGAGGCCCGATCACTGTTTACAGCAGCACGACCGGCGAGATTCCTCTCCTGACTTCTTTCAGGCGGTACATGCTGGATTACCCAACGCTTGAGACTGGCACGTATCTTTACAAAGCAATTTTAAACGGCAACAGGCTGTACGTTTATCCGTCGGTGACGGAGAGCGTGACGGTCACGTATTACGAGGAGCCCGACGCTCTTTCGGAGGACACTGATGAACCGGACTGGCTTCCTACGCAATTTCATCGCCGCCTTGTTGTTAACATGGTGTGTCGTGACATATTTAATCGCATTGAAGACGGTCTTGAAGGTTCAAAGCCTAACACGCAGTATTACCAGAACGAGCTGGACAAAGCCATCTACGCTTTTGATTTGTACCTGGGCGACGATGGAGACCCTGAATACATTGAAGATAACGATATAGAGACTGAGATTGTCTAATCCAATCACCATATTTTCCGGAGCCACGGGGCTCAACACGGTCGAGTCGCCGGAGCGGATCGCATGGCAGAGGGGCGGTGTATCCGACCTTCAGGCCGCGGTCAACGTCACGATTGACTCGTCGAGGATGGTCAAGACCCGGCCCGGGAGCCTGCTGTTGCAGAGCGGTGATTGTCATTCTCTGTACTCAGACGGCAACGTCTGCTTCGTTATGATGGGTACGGCGCTGTACGGCGTGGCGGCTGACGGCTCGTTGACGGGCATCAGGAGCGGCATGACGGCAGGCGCGAGGACAGCGTTCTGGACGGTTGGCGAGAGAACTTATTATTGCAACGGTTTCGAGAACGGCGTGATCCTGGGCAACACTTCGTCCACGTGGCCGGTCGGGACTTATACGGGGCCTGAGTCAAATCGCCAGTTCAGCGCGGCGCCGGTGGGTCATCACCTGGCGTTGTTCGGCAGCCGGATGTTCATAAGCGAGGGCCGGGTGTTGTGGTGGAGTGAGCCCCACGATGTGTACCTCTACAACCTGGCGGAGTCGTTCGTTCAGTTTCGCACGAAGATATTGATGATACGTCCGGTTACGGCGGGGCTGTTTATTTCGACCGAGAAGCGGGTGGTGTTTTTACGGGGTAATCAGGGCAACAACCCGAAGTCTTTCACGCTTGAGACAGTCACCGATTTTTCGGCCATTGAGTGGACGGACACGGGGTACTACAACGCTGTGGAGGTCGGGTTTGAGGATACGGGTTTGTCGTCGGTCTGGGCGACAAAGTTCGGAGCATTTGCGGGTCTTTCGTCAGGAGGGTATTACAGTTTAAACAGGGATAAGGTAGTGTACCCTGACAGTTCTTGCAGCGGGTTTGGCTGCCTGATGGGGTATCATTACATTCACGGCATAAATTAAGGAGGAACATAACATGGCGTTTAGATTATCAACAGGCTTACGGAACGCACTGCTTGACCAGAAAGCTGTGGCGACGACTCTGCGAACGAGCACTGATATCACTTTCGTGGACGGCGGGACCAGCGAGGACAGCATCCATACTGCGGGAGCAGTGAGCTTCGCCGCTTTTAAGGCGGGGGATGTGATCACGATTTCAGGTGCCGCGACCTCAGGGAACAATTCTACATTCGAGATCGTGTCGAACACGGCAACTGATATTTATGTTGCGACTGGCAGCTTGACTGTCGATGCTTCGGCCGGTGAGCAGATTATCCTGGCCTCTGCCAACGGCGGTTCGTTCGTTGATCTGTTTCGCAACTGCGTGATCCGGGTTTACAGCGGCGCTCAGCCTTCTGGCGCTGACTCCGCTGAGACTGGCACACTCTTGGTGACGATCACTGAGAGCGGCGGGGCTTTTTCAGGTGGATCAGCCACGAACGGGCTGAACTTCGGTAACGTGTCTTCTGGCGTTCTGGCAATGGAGTCGGGTGAGGTTTGGCAGGGTACGGGCCTGGCTGCTGGCACTGCGGGCTGGTTCCGGTGCTATGCGAACGCTTACACGACCGGAGCATCGACTTCTGCTGTTCGGTTCGACGGGTCTGTGGCCAGTTCAGGGGCTCAGTTCAATATGAGCAACACGACTGTCTCGGTTGGTGGGACAAACACCGTTGACAGCGTTGCTATCACAATGCCTGCTGCTTAAAAAGGAGATTAAACCATGGCTGTAACAAACACTCATCCAAAAAACTTTGTTCTGGGATTGTATAAAGGAACGCATAATTTTACTGCGAGTACCGGCAATACGTTCAAAGTTTTATTGATGAATACGACATACGCTTTTAGCGCATCGGTACACACAACGATCGGCCATGCAAGTGTTGTCAATAGCATACTTGCCAGTACGACGAACACGCTTACCGTCGGTGTTGCACTGAGCGCGAGTGCTTCCAGTTGTACGCTGGTGACTGCTGCTAACACGTCGTGGACATCGGCGTTAAGTGCTCTCCCCGCTACAGGCGCGGCGCTCATTTACAACGATACAGCTGCGAGCGATCCTATTGTGGCTTGCATCGACTTTGGAGCCGACTACACCACGCCGGCCGGGGCGACGTTCCAGATTAACTTCACGAACGGACTGTTTAAGGGCACTCCAGTCTAACCTTTTATAAGGGGAGTGCGCTATGTCCGACTATATCTGGATAGTCACGTATCCGCCTGTTTACAGTGGCATCACGCTGTCCGATCCTTCGGTGATTCAGGTTTTGGAAACTGAGCCGACGGGGGCTACACTTGCGGCCATACAAGCCGCTGGGGGCACGATCCAAAAAGCGCCGAAGCTGGACGGCGGGACAACCACGGTCACTGATAACGGGAGTAACGTTCCGTTGACCGGTGGTGAAGGAGACTTGTCCGAGGACCAGACCCACACGATCGTTGTGAACCAGACGAACGGCGACGTCAACATCACCACGGACTTCGACTACAACTCCGGCACGACGTTCGTGGTGGGGAATACTGTTTCAAACCCGCTGTTCTCATCTACTGGGTGGGGAACTGTGGCTAAGTTTGACGGTCCTACTGGAGTGAGCCTATGGGAATACGAGAGAGTCACGCTGGCGACGAATGATCCTGTTGTTTTTTATGTATCAGACGACAACGAAATTTTCATGGCATCATATAATACTGGCCGATTTGTTGGAGCTTACGTCAACGTTGGCGGGGACGTGACCACGTCTTTCGATTTTACGGGCGTAAGCGGCTTTTATCGTGCCCTTGCCTTTGACCCGGTCACTGAGCGGTTTCATATAATGTGCAGCGGTCATCCTGGTGTTAATCAAGTAACTCGTTTTATTTACAGCAAGGCCGGGGTGCTTGTTGGAACAGAGTGGTTTGGTGCCCCTGTAATCGGTCCCAGCTCGTTCTGTCCATGGGCTGTAGCGTATAACGATGATTTTTATTACGCAGGCGGTATTGTTGGTGCCTGGGCCATTTATAGGAACGACGATACAGTGCTGTACGCTCTTGATGAACAACCGGTTAATGTTGAGATGCGTTTGACCCGATCTGGTAGTCATATTTATTTATTGCATAGCCCTTCTATCACCGATACTTACCTTTTAAAAATAACAATAACTGGAACGCTTGTATGGAAATATGTTTTTAATTCGAACTTCTATATGCAAGCTGGTGCTGGAGGGACATGGTTGTCAGTGAACAGCGCTGGTGATTGTCTTGTTTATCTTTGGGGGACTTCTCCTTCAGAGGCAAGTTTTTTAATCAGCGCTGCTGGTTCATTAGTATGGCAGAAGAATGTCGAATGGCTGAACGGCATAGAACCTGATCGTAGTTATTATGGTGGTGTCTTTTGATTCTTACAAAATACGATTCTGATGGAAATGTGATATGGGCCATGGCAGAGGGCGATGGCGACGTATCGTATTTAGCTTCTCTTGGCGGCAGCGGGGAAGAATACGACATCACTGCTCAAGCCACTTTCGAGGTTGTCGAGCCGGCGAGCCTTGGCACGTTCACCGCGGGCGGGAGTCCATTGACAGCGATCTTCTCGCCTGCGGCCAGTGTCCAGTGCGATGGGATTGAGCCGGAGCTTCTTGGTTCTGCCACACTGACCGATATCCTGCCTGCCGAGGCGGAGTTCGATCCGCTGGTGCCGTCACCGGTGCAGAACATCTACGCTTCTCCTGCTGAGGTGCAGTGCGATGGTATTCTTCCTGCGGGGCTGGGCTACGTGTTTGCCCCTGTTGGCACGGTTCAGTGCGACGCGATCCTGCCGTCGTCGATCGTTGGTGGTGCCACGCTGACCGATGTCATGCCGGCCGAGGCGGAGTTCGACGCGGTCGGAGAAGAAGACATCTTATCGTATAAGATGCTCGACGTGACGATAAACATTAACCTGTCAGACCTCGCAACGGTCGAGTGCGACGCTCTGGTACCGGACGGGATTATGTCTATAATTACGGCGCCGGTAGCTGTGACCGAGTTTGACGCTCTGCTGCCGAAGATGCGACTCAACCCTGGATCGTTTAGTTGTACGTTCCCGTCGTTTACATGCACGATGTACGGCGCGTCTCAGATATCATGCACGTTCCCGTCGTTGCAGTTCACGGCGGACGTGAACTATCGGCAGATCGAGATTGACATACCGCTGTTCACAATGACCGGTAATATTTATGCCGGTCGCTCTGCCGACGTTGAAGCCAGCCTGCCGTCAATGACGATGGCGGCTTACAGCGGGTCTTACGTCAGCGTGACAATCCCGATGTTCACAGTCAGCATGGATGTGCTGGTTGACACGATGGTCACGGTTACGGTGACTATGCCGAAGTTATCGTTCACCGGCGAGATTACCGACACCACGCCGGCCGAGATCGACGCGACCCTGCCGATGCTCCGGTGCGAGATTGAGATGCTCCCGGGAGAGGTAACGACGTTCACGGCGACGCTGCCGCGGTTCAGATGCAGCATGGACGCTTCGCAGCCGATAGCCGGGGATATTCTCATGCGCCTGCCGCGCATGACTTGTGACATGGACGTTGTTCCGTCAGGCGACAACGATCTGGAAGCCACGATACCGATGCTGACCTGCCTGATGAAAGTTTGCGAGAGAGACGACGAGGTCCAGAGGCACGTGATGAACCTCGAGTATTTTGAGGCGGAGATACCGTCAATGAGATTATACGCGGAGGCGTCATGATAGTTTTTGATACGAACTTGAAGGTGCGAGCCGCAACCACGCAGTACCAGGATTTTGAGTACAACTCCATGGTGAAGTTCGCCGGGAAATACTTTGCGGCGAACAGCACGGGCTTGCACGCGATTTCTGATGATTATTCAGACGATAACGGTACGAATATAATAGCATTTTTTGAAATGGCAACCACAGACTTTGGCGTGAAAACAGAAAAACGCTTGAGGTCTTTGTATATCGGTTATTCAGCAGCGAACGATTTAACCATTGAAATCAGCACGGAATTGGGTTATGTTGGTACTTACACTGTACCTGCGAATACAGAGGGGCTAAAGACTCGCAAGGTGCCGTTGAGCCGTGGAGTTCGTGGCAGGTATTTTACGTTCAGGGTGTACAGCAACGGTATACCGTTCGCTGTGGATAGAATTGACGTTTTGCCGATTATAAGGGGTCACGGTTTTGATCGTTCGTAAACAACTACCGAGAATCACATATTCTGGCGATAAGATGCAGTGCCTGGCTTTGAAGGGCTTTGCCCGGAGCAAGCTGGCGGTGCTCGACGATCGTCTGGAGCGTCACGGTAGCGAGATCGGTTGCAACACGATCAACCTTGACGGTGGTGGTTTCGTCTCCATGTCACGATGTCTTAATCAGTACAATATCCATATCCATTGCCCGATATCTCAGCCGAAAGAGCAGGAGAAGCAGGAGGGCAAGTTCCGGGCCGCGTTCCCTGTGGTGGTGTCAAACGAGGCTGGCACGTCGTTCTTCATGTGGGACGGGCTGTACAATAAGCTCATGGTGCCGGTCCAGAGCAGTGCTGCCCAGATGGTGGCCGCTATGCCGTACGACGCTTTTTCTCAGGCGGTCGTGACCGGTACTTATGCCGAGAGCTGGAACTACTGGGACGAGACTCCGCCGACTCCGGCCTGTCCCTTAAACGCAGCTTATTGCGATTATGCCGGTGGCAAGGACCAGGGGGAGTATTATTGTATCGGTCCGTACACGGCCAACTCATACGAACTAACGAACAGCTACTATATCCCTCGGACCGGCGTGACCAGAACGAGGACCCTGCCGAGCCCGCTGTGGTATCATACCTGGAACTATCGCTACATGACTAAGCCTTCGAGCATACCCGGGACTTACGGGGATGTTGGTATGCAGCCGTTACAGGTTAGGCTGTTCGTGTATTCAGGAGACACTACCAGAAAAACAGAATTTACTACACTGACAGGCTTCTCATGGGGCTTGAGTTCGTCTTATACTTATTACGGTGGAAAAACGTTACAGGATACTTATCGGAGCCTGGTGTATTATCATTCTTTATTCGATAAATCGCTTCATTCACCGGTTGTCGCTATTATACCTGAAACGATGAACCTGGTTGGCATACCGATATTAGATTCGTGGCGGGACGTTCGTGCTGGCGGCATTATCAGAAACGTCGGCATGAACAGGGCTCACGGTACTGACTCCGTCGGTGGCGTTATCGAGACAGACAGCAGCATACTTGTTTACGAGGCCACGTCCACGATTGCTAGCCTGCCAGTTGTGTATACTGGTGTATCGTTCACCGTGACCGACGATGGCACGACCCACAACGACTCTGCGGCGATGGACGCCGACGATGAGACTTTGTTGATCGGGCAGATTCTGGCTCTCACGAACCAGAGGAGGAAAGAAGCGGGCGTGCCTCCGCTCACGATAAACAGCAAGCTGACAAGAGCCGCCCAGCGGCACGCTGACGACATGGCAACGGTGGGGTTCCTGTCTCATACCGGGTCTGACGGGTCTACGGCCGCTACTCGGATTGACGACGCAGGGTATTTCGACGACCTGTACGCTGGTTCCGGAACAAAGACCGCTGAGAACATTGCGATGGGCTACACCACGGCGGAAGACGTCATGGCCGCGTGGATGAGTTCGGCTACTCATAAAGCGAACATCGAGGACGCTGGTTTATGGGACATCGGCATTGCGGTGTCCGGGCCTTACTTTGTTCAGGACTTCGGTTATCGGTCAGACCGTAAATACAAGAGACTGTTCCGTATCTGGGGCCATCAGAAAGACGGGCTTGACTACACGGCCCAGGCCGCCCTTGACGTGCTGAACAGCGCCAGGGCAACGGCCGGCGTGCCAGCGCTCATGGAGAACATGGCTCTCTGGAGAGCGGCTGAGGACACGGCTCAGTACGGAGATCAGGGGCTTACGTTGGCAGAGCGGCTGTCAAAGGCCGGGTACGATATGTGGGTGGACAAGGATTATGTCACGATTGACTCGTACGAGCAGACCCTCGCCGGCAGGACTGTGCTGTCTGAGGGAGACTTTGACGCTGATCTTTTAACCACGGACTATGTCGAAGCGTCCGTAGGATATTTTGAGAGCACTATGGTTATCATCGCCGGTAAGGTCGGAGACCGTTGGCCGGGTCTGGCGCCGGTCTGCACGACGGGCATGGACTTGTACCACTTTACTCATTCAGACCCGGTCTCAGCGACTCAGGAATGGATTGACTCTGTACCGGACATGCAGGACGTGGAGTCGTTTCGGCTCCCGCTGGTGTACGTGATTTAGGAGGATGTTATGGGATTATTGCAAGACGCAACTGCTGCTGTAAATGAGCTTTTAAATAACGCCGTCGACGTGTCACAGACGATGCAGACCAGCTCGATGTCAGTCATGAGCCAGATGAGTCTGGCTCTTGGAGACCTGGACATAGCCGGGATGTTCGATCTTCCGGAGCTGGATGACCTCGAAGTTCCAACGGTCAATCTGAACCTGCCGACGATATCTTACGATTCTACGGTCGAAACTCCGGTCATACCGACCACGCCGACGATGCTCGGCTTTGACACGATTGACGCGACCATACCAGAGGACAGCAGTGTCGATTTCAACATCACCATACCTGAAGCGCCGGACATCAGTATTTCTTCGTCCGTTCCTCAGTCACCGGGGCTTTCAACCATATCCATCCCGGCGATGCCGGACTACACGCTGCCGACGGTGCCAATACTTGACGACATTGTATTGCCGCAGGCTCCGACGATCGACATACCGGAGTTCACCGCGGTGGCCCCGTCGGTGTCTGCTGACGACCTGCCGGACATCCCGGCGTTCTCTTATACTGAAGAGCAGTATCAGTCGGACATCGGCGTGGCCCTGTTCCAGAAGATTCTGGACGACATCGCTGAAGGCGGGTCAGGCTTAAACCCTGACATTGAGCAGGCGATATACGACCGGATGCTGGCGCGGCAGCGGGCGGAGAACGAGCGGCTGTACCGGGAGATCGAGGACCAGTATTCTTCGACCGGGTTTGAATTGCCAACCGGGGCTCTGGCGTCTCGCTTGCTGGAAGTGGCCAGCGAAATTTCGCGCAAGAACGATCAGGCGTCATGGGAGGTCATGATCAAGCAGGCTGAGCTGGCCCAGACGAACACGCACTTCACCATTGACAAAGCCGTGGCGATTGAGCAGATGTTGAGGGACTTCTTCAACCAGCAGGAGACCAGACGGTTAGAAGCCGCGAGACAGGTGGCTTTGATCGCGGTGGAGGTGTTTAAGGCTCTGGTGGCAAAGATCGAGATTGCTCTTGAGATTTACAAGACCGAAGCGACTGTGTACGGGGAGAGGTTGAAAGCGAAGCTGGCGGAGATCGAGATTTACCGGGCGCGGATTGACGGCACCAGGGCCGCTGTGGATGTGCAGAACGCCCGGGTGGCTCTGTACAACGCTCAGCTTTCAGGGGTCGAGGCGATCATGGGGATATACTCGACCCAGATGGAGTCGGCCAAGATTCAAATGGAGATGGAAGTTGCGAAGATGCAGGTGTTCAGGGCCGAGATCGACGCTTACATCGCAACTGTTGAAGTTGAGAAGGTTAAGGTCGCCGTGTTCGGGGCTCAGGTTGAAGGGGCAAGGGCTCAGGTCGAGCTGGCTGTGGCTCAGGTGAACAAGTACAAGGCTAAGGTCGAGGCGGCAAAGTCGAAGATCGAGGCCGAGAGTGTGAAGGTCCAGGTCCAGCTGGAAACGAACAAGGGCAACATCGAAATTTATAAGAGCCAGGTTGACGTGGCGAAGATGGAAGCGGAGGTGAACATATCCATCGCCCAGATCGGCCTTGAGGTGTTTAAAGGCAAAGTACAGCAGAGCTTGGCTCAGGCGGAGATGGCGATAAAAGAGGCCGAGCTTGGTGCTTCTTATTTATCTGCTCAGGCGCAGATTAACGTGGCCAAGGGACAGACGTACGTGGAGCGGATGAAAGCCGCTGTGTCAAGTTACCTGATGATGAAAGACATGCTGATCAACGGGTACGCTGCTCAGATAACAGGTTACACGAACATCGCAGCGTCCGCGATGACCGCCATAAACGCCAACGCGAGCCTTGGGGCGAGTTCGAGCTGGGGCTACAACGAGAGCGAGAGCGACGATTTCAGCATTGAACATACTTATTATTATGACGGTGGTTCGGCATAAGGAGGCAGTAAAATGCAGGATATTATAACAAAGAACAAGCGGATGTTGGGGAACCGGCCGTCGAATTACAAGACTGAGCGGGTGTTTGACCAGGCCACTGGCGGTGCGAGAGACGTGAGCCCTAACGAGGCCAGAGCTATCAGGGACAGGGACTTCGAGGCCAAGCAGAAGATGGACCTCACCAAAGAGCAGAATAAACCCGCTATGGCTGAGTTGTCCATGCGAAAGTCTCAGCAGGCGACGGAGAACATGAGCAGTGTGATCAACCGCATGGAGACCGACCGCAGTCGGATGAACGCTCGGCTCCTGGCGCAGAAACCGTTGCGCGATCGTGGTCCTGAAATGCTGACCGGGTTGAAGCCAGAAGATCGTTTAGCGTTTATGCAGACTGCGGGGCTGGCTGGCGGTGTGGCGTCTGGGAGCGTTGTCGAGCGGTTGGGGCCAACGGCTCAAGCAGGGCTTATGGAGAAAATTGAAAAAATTACAAAAGATCGCATGGAGTCAGGTACTCTTCCTGCTGGTCTTATCACGGATAAAGATGGCAATACGGTTGACGAGGCCACTGGGGTTAAGGTCGATCCAAACGAAGTTGTTCGCAATCAAGTTAAAAACGAAATTTATGGCCAGGTTGATAGTGCTTATCAGCAATTCAGCAGTGGCCAGAAGCCTGCTGATATTTTAGGGGCTGAAGCCAGCGCTCGTAAGTTAGGGGTGTCTTTATTAGAACAAGCGTCGTTGAACATTGCCCCGACCATGGAAGACATGAGCGGCATCCAAGTATCTCAGGGCGGCGGTCCGGCTGTGGGGTATGAACAGTGGGATGGCACAAAAGCGCCTTACAAATATACCGGAGGTAAAGGTCGAGGATTGTTCTTTAGTGAAGGCATGTCTGACGCTACGAAACAAGCCAATGCGAACGCAGATTATGAGCAGAAGAAAGCCGGCCTTGAGGGGTTCTACGGTACAGTTAAGGTGACGCCAGCAGCGGAAGGCCAGCAGGTAGAATCAAGTGCAAAGGATTATCTTGAGCAGAAGACTGAGTCTGGCAAAACGGATAGGGAGCTGAAAGCTGAGAAAGACGCTGAATTGAAAGCAAGCGGGGCATCGTATGAAGAACGCAAGGCTGCTCGTTTAGAGATGGAAAAAAATGCTGCGTTAAGCGAGAAAGAAGTTAAAACGTTTAAAAACGAGTTCTTGAATAAAAGACTCCCAGAAATATTGTCCGGGAGAAATACGGAAAAGGTCAAAAAAGAGATGCCTGCTCTCTTTGATAAAAACATTACGCTTTCTGACGGGACAAAAGTGTCGTTGTATGATCAAATAAAGCAAGCGAATGAGGCGGCTTTTAGTCAGGGCGGTGACAGAAAAACAAGGCAGAGAAATCTTGAGCTTATGTTCCAGAAAAATCCTAACCTCCAAAGAAAACTGCTCGACCTCTATTTAAAAGGGTAGCCAATGGCAATAGATTACGAAGAGTATGAGAGACGGGTGAAGGCTGCTGCACCGCCGCAGCAGCAGAAGGTCCGGTCGCCCATCGACGACGCCATACTCAGCAAGATCAAAGGAGACCAGTTCACGCTCAAGCGGGGCGCGGACGTGTACAACAGGAAGCTGGAGGTTTCCCAGCGGTACGGCATCACGCCGCCTCCTGAGCCGACCCCGGAGAAGCTGGAGCAGTGGGGCAAGGACACCATGCACGCCAAGCCTCTCGCTGCGGCTGGGGACGTGGTCAAGGGTATATTCACCAGGGGCGTGCCTGACGCCGCCGCGGCCGTGGCCACGGCCATTGACGATCCGTACACGACCGGGGGCATATTCGACAATTTTATTGACAACAGGAAGAAAGCCCAGCAGGAGTACATCAACTCCGCTGGCGGGGACGACATTGCCATACCGTTCACCACCATCACTCGTCGTGAGATGAGAGAGGGCGTTACCAGCCTTGGATTTTC